TGTGTTACGCATGATATGCTCTAACGCTTCAATACCTTTAGCTGAAGCACCAAGCTGCAGCACAGCATCAGACACATCATCAGGAAAGAACTTGTTCGCCCATAACTCGACAGCTTCGATGCGTGCTTCAGCATTCTCGCCTAGCTGCACACGCTCTGCATCAAGGTTAGGCTGCATAGAGTTATAGAACTCCATGTATTTTTGAATGCCTTCGTTAAACTTTTCCTGACCAAAGCCCTGCTCATGCGAATGATCTGCCCACCATTTGAATAGATCATTGTCATTAACCAAGCCCTCATCCAAACCCTCTGGCACTTCATAGCCACCAGATGTTTCTGGACGCTCGGCATATTTAGCAGTCTCCATCTCTTGCTGAACTTGTGCGCGAATGGCTTCTTCGCCTTGCCCCAGCTTCGACTCCAATGCTGAGTATGACGCTGCCATATCTTCTGGCGATTTGAATTTCTCCGGCAACCATTCTGGCCTATCCACGGTTCCAGATTGGCTACCGTCAACAGGTGCTTCAGTAGCAACAGCCACCTCTACATTATCTGCTTCATCCATTTTGCTTTATCCTTTGTGCATGTGAAATACGGCGTTCAATAACGCCAACTAAATACCGCTGCCCTTCAAGATGGCGCAGTTCGGCATCACTTGCATTCGGCCCTTGAACGGATTCAATAGTGATCGAGCGCAAGTATTTCAAAACCTCCTTGCCTGTGGGGGTTTTGAAAACACTATCTATGTCTTTGGAGATACGCTGGTCTTCGGCTGGTGGGCGTTGAAACCCATCAACCCCGAAGTAGGTTTTCGACATCAGGTACTTCACCTTGTTGTTGAGCCTGCGCATATTGCTGTGCAGCTTGTAATAGCTGCTCACGCTCAACCTTATCCCTGACTAGCGTGTCAGGAACACCAAACTTCTTGGCAAGATATACCGCAACGTCTTCTGAGTTGATCAGAATATTTAACACCTCTGGCCCGAAGCTACTGCCTACAAGCTGGAGATACCGAGATACGGCTGAGATATCTTGGTTGGCCTGTGCCTGCGCAAGCGGTGACACAGAACGGATCTTGACCTCACGGCCATTAATAGAAGGCAGTTCGATCCGACCCTGCTTCTTTAGAATATACACAACGCGCTGCAGCACAGGCTGCACCATCTCTGCCTGCAATCTCCCAAAGGCAGAACCAATGCGTCTTGATAGGTCAGCCATGCGTTCTGCAATCTCAGTTGCAGATGCTGGCGTTTTGTTAGGGTCGCCTAACATATCATTATAAAGCGCACGCTTGATATTGTTGCGCATGTCATTCAAAACAATGTTAGCCACATCAAAGTTTCCTGCGTTCTGGATAGGCTGCAAACCGGAAGAACCCATAGCTTTTGGAATGATGGTGCCAGGGACTAGGTTGATAGTATCTGTGTTAATGATGCCATCATCATCCATTTGATAGATGCCGGAGATAGCCATCTGCGCATTTTCTAACACCAACTCGATTGTCAGGTTGGTAGTCTTGATTGCAGATAGAGCATTGATCAGTGGGCCGCGTCCGTAGATTTCACCAGATGCTTTTGACCAGCGGAAACAAACAAACGGATTAGAGCCAGTGCCACGGAACTGCTCGTAATAGATAATCTCTTTGTCAGGCTCATTGACAACATAGAAGTCAAACCGATCCTCATTGGGGTTGTCGTAGTTCTTACAGATAACCTCAAGGATCTTTGTCTTTGCTTCTGGCTGCGTGCTGATTGCTCTTAGCGTCTTTTCTCCAAGCACAGCCTTTGGATACGCAATTGGAATTGAAGCATTCTTGATGTCGCGTGACCGATAGATGTGGTCAATCTGGTCGTCAGGGCCAGTATCCAGATAGACACTTGGTAAAGGGATTGCATTGAAACGAACAGGATTGATTGCGTTACCTTCTTCAACCAGTAACACGCCTGTTCCCACAGCCAAGTCCATAAAGCTTTCATGGATTTCCTGACCGAAGTTAGAGTTCTGGATAACCTCGAAAACATAATCAGTCACCTCATCAAGCTGGTTATTAACTTCATCCTGTTGCTCTGGTGGTATTTCAGAACCAGCAATAAAGTCAGCCCAACGTGCAAAGTTAGGCACAAGGCCAGCCTGCAGCCGAGATGCAAACTCTTGCGTGCCAACAACAGCAGACTCATCAAAGATCTTGTCATCACGCCGCTGTCCAGCAACCTCATGAAAGAATGATTGCCGCATAGGAAGTGCATATTCATAGCACTCCTCGAACAATGGCTCAAAGTTTAGACGCGCATTTTTAGCGCGGTCATATCGTTCAAGCAGAAGATTGGCTGACTTTTCGTGCATTATAAAGTCGCGTCATAATAACCAAGACCGCCCTTGCTTCCTGTTAGCAATGACTTACGAGAAGCACCGCCACCAATCTTCTTGGACTTTGCAGTTTGTTCTAACTGCTTTGCCTTGTTTTGCGACATTTTAAGTTGCTCGGTTTCTTGCTGATTTTCTTGTGCAATTTTTTCATCTGCTGAAACTGCAGGTGGGTTGTTGCTAAATAAACACATAATAAAACTCCTTCTAGTTTTTCAGTACACCCTGCATAAATGCAGATCAACGCACAAAACTACATCCTCGACCACAGACCCTGACGGCGTGGCTTTGGCTTGCGGCTAAACACATCAAACTCTCTGGTTGCTTGGAAAGGTTTGGTTTGCATTGAAAGGTTAGACATGATCTGCCTACCCTCGCCTGCACCCAGCATCAGATACTGCAATGCGTCATGCACATGCGAGAAATGGTTCTTGTCTGGCTTGTCAGCATAACGCTCACCAGACACCTGCATTCGCCTATACTGATACCCACCTTCAAAGCCTTTAATCAGCGTGCGGCAGCGGGGATCAATCAGGAATCCAGATAGCCCCTCGATCATTCTACCTAACGGCGCAGACACAGACTCTAAGCGCAGCGACACATCATTCGATGGTGCTGGCCTTGCATATAGACCGCCACCACGCAAGATCTGAAACGGCGTAGACTCATCAGTCTGTGCGCGAAAATCACCAGCAGGATCACCAAAGATAATCACTTCATTGCCTGCATAGCGTGTAGCTATCTCATGCCGCAGTACCTCGGTAAATCTAACAATGCCCATGTCAAACGCTACCAGTTCCTGCAGCACTAGCCATCTGCCTCTGATCTTCTGCCCTATGGCAGCAGCAGGCGTTAAACCAAAGTCAACGCCGATATGAACAGGCACACCAGCAGCCACAGGTATTTCTTCTTTTGCTATGTGAATGTCAGGGGCAAACATCGCATAGACAGGCTTGCCGTCTTTTATGCTGCCTAGCTTGTTCATCACATACACATCGATCCAGCTTTTGGTCTTGCCCTGCACGATGTTGGGATAATAGTCCTTCCGCATGTTGGCGCAGTTCTCTGCGAGTTCGTTTGGAACGTAACCGGCGACTTCGCCTTCTTCGTTCTTCTCCTCGCGCATTCCGGCTGGTTGCGTAAAGAATTCCCAGTTGTTTGGCTTTACCAGCATCCTTGCTTCTTCTCGTCCAATATGATCTGGAATAGGAACCTCGCCCGACATTATAGGCCACCAATGATCTTCCTCCGGCGCGTTAGTATCACAGATAACGCCAGTCCATGTGCAGCCGCCATCCTTCATAGAAGGAAAACGACCAACACGCATGGTGCAGGCATCGATGATAGACTTTGGAATCTCGCGTGCTTCGTTGACCCAGATGCCGGTCAACTCCAATGACAATAGTTTCTTGACATCTTCTGGCCTGTCTAATGCTAAGAACAGAACCTCAAGATCTAAATCATTGACTTTGATGTGGTGTGTATACGGTACAACCCAAGAGAACTTGCCCCACTGTTCTTCTGGAAACCAGTCAAGCCAAGTCTTAATAGTTGTGGTTTTAAGCTGCGGGTTGGTGTTACGGATAACAGCCCAGCGGCTGCGCCTGACACCATCTGCATTAGGCTCTTGCTGCAGTGCGCGGCGAAAGACTTCAACGCAGCAACCAACAGACTTGCCCGAACCGACAGGGCCACGCAGGCCACGAAAGAATACATCAGACTTCATGAAAGCCTTCAGTACATCTCCGTCTGGTTTGTATTTAAATTTGGTCAACCTTTAGATCCTTGCCGCGCTTGATCATCTGAGCAACAACCTCTGGTGCAATCACAGAGATAATCTTGTCAGCCTCGTAGTCGGTCTGGAATTCATTCGGATGGTGGTGCATGTGTACCTTGCGTACTACACGGCGCAGGATATCACGCTCCTCTTTCTTGAGGGTGTGAAGAAAGCTCATTTCTTTTTGAAGCCTTTTTTCATTGCGGAATAAGACTTGGCCGACACAGTGCTGTTTGCTTTTGAACGTGATGTGCCAGCTTTCTTGCGGGCATTTATGTTGTCGTACAAACCTTTTTTCTTTGTCATGATTTCAACCTAACTCTTTTCTTTGCAGGCTGCTTTGCACTGAAGGCTTCATTGATCTCAGGTGTTGCAGGATCGTCAGCTTTGAATGAGCCACGATCATCACGCGCACGCTCGATCTGGTGATCTTCAATAGGCCAGCAGCGAACACTGTCAGCCGTTAGTGTTGCACCAGTCTTGAGCCTGCCATCCGGCAGCGCAGACACTGCACCCTCATAGATTGAGCCATCACCTAACTTATACTTCATGCTGTATCCTTCTTTGCTGCATTGCGCTTACTAATTGCTTTGCCTTTGCTTACAGCTTCAGACTTTGAGGATGCACCCCAAGCAATTAACGACTTTAATAATCTTGTAGGCTTGCCCTTGCTGTCACGCTCTGGCCCCTTTGCTGCGCCCATGCGCTGCAGGAAGCTGGCGCGGCGAGGGTTGTCGCCTGACTTGACTGGTGCTTTGAGAGTGCCGCCTTTGTAAGAGGCGCGACCTTTGGCGTTGAGACCACCGCTGGGGTTCTTGCCTTCTTTGCGTGTCCATGCTGGTGTCTTTGCCATTAATATATTCCTATTTTGGTAAAACTCGCGTTTCTCTCATAAGACGCTCTTTAGCAATTCCAGCCTCAGTAATTCCTCTATTGAAGCTATCACCATCTTCACTTGGCTCTTGTAACAAACCTATGGCTACAGATTGGATGGCTTCTTCAGAAGTGTTGGTATCAAGCAACATTGCGTTAGCTTGTGAAATAGGATTAAGCTGCGTTGCAGCCTCGCCAAGCATGCTTGTGAAGCTATCCCAGATAGACTTGCGCTTGTTAGTCATAGGGCCACGCAGCACCATATCTTGCGCACCCGCTGGCGGGTCATCATCATAATCAACATCAATGACCATTGGCTGTTCTGGTATGCGAATGTTTACATTGAGGTTGTCATCCTGATCATCACCCATGATGCGCTCACCTACAAACCGCGCACCAAAGTACATTTGCTTGTCAGGCATATCCTGCATGGCTTGCATGTAATCAGACGGAGTTTGAACTTCGTTAAACTCTTTCCAGTTGCCAACAGTAGGGAAATCAAACTTGTCAGTAATGACTGGCCTTCCGTCTATCTTAACAACACCAAAATTGCCAAGTGACATTTTTATCTGTTCTTCAAAAGAACCGACATTGAAGTTGCTGCCACGAAAAATATTATCAAGACCAAACCTGTCATTGATTGTTTTGTAATCAATGCGACCAACAGGGCCATCAGGCATATTGTCAATATCTGGAAATATTGTATTGACCAACATGCGCAATGCCTCAACAGTTTCGCCATTAACAGAACGCTCGTTGATCTCACGCTCTAGCGGGTTCATGAATGTAGGCAATAAAGCATTGAACACGCCACGCAGATAGAAGTTCTGGTGCATGGGAAGGTCTTTAAGAATATCGTCAAAGGTTGGCGTTACACCCGCCTCACCTGCGATCATTGATCCTGTACTAGCCATGCTGCCAATATGTGCTGCATATGGCTATTGCATCAACGCACAAAATCAAACAAACAACTAAAACCCCAACCATTGTCCATATGCAAATGGTCAGCATGTAATGCATCATGGTCAGGCGTTAATACAGTGTTAAACACTTTGCAGCCTTCCTTATACGCAGCACGCCATTGCTTGCTTATAGGCACGCCATCAATATGCGTTACATCTATAGCTGCACCATAACTGTGCTGGCTGCGAAAGAAGCTATTGCGCTGCTTGCGGCAGTTGTACCCACCCACATGACGAACCTTCTGGGCTGAAATATTTTTTGCCCAAATGCCAGCATCTTTTGCTGTTGAACAAGATAGCAATATAGATGGCTCGAAGACTGTTGTGTCGGTTGCGTATAACCTTACCGGCTCATCAATACTGCAAACACCGCTAGGAGATTGCGCAGCTTCTACACGCCAACCATCGGCCTTGAGATCATCAAGGCAAGAAGCTGAAGCAGCAAACGGAATCAAAGCTAAAGCAAGTATTAAACGCATAAAAGGATTGTACATCGCGGCTACAACGCTGCACAAGTGCTACAAAGCCTTTTGGCAAATTTCCTCAGTGAAGGGCGGGGTCGAGGCGGCACACACCGTTTTTTGACCCCCCCCTCAACTCAGATCGATTTGCACAGAGATGTCGCCCGCGTGAAGGTGCATGTGTCGCTCAGGGGCTTTGAAGCCAGCGCGGTCAAGGATATCCTTGCTCGCTTCCAGCTGCACATACTCACTCTTAGCCCCTTGAGCGAGGCGCACCAAGCGCGCCGCGGCGGTCGTAGCGTTCAGGCCAAGCGTTTCCGCAACCCTCTGCATCATGTAGGCTTGCACATGCGGCAACCGCAAAGTCTTGCTGGCTGTCACTCTCCCGCTATCACCGCTTGCATAACCGGCTTCATGCGCGGCGTCTTTGATACTACACCCAGTTGCTACAAGGGTATCCACTAGCCGAGCTTGTTTGTCGGTTATTGCTAGCTGTTTCTCACTCATCTTAACCTCTCAGTAACCCCCCCTGTGTCCC